CATCTTGAAATGAAGAGTTTAATTTTGTTATTACACCATCAAGGTCCCTGACCAATGATTGTAGATTTTTTCTGCTATATTCTTCTTCAGCTCTTGTTAATGATTGTACGATCTTTGCCATTATAATATACTTAGTAGTCCTCCATATCTTAAACCTACTCTTCCGCCAGTTGCCATTAAATCATCTCTAGTCCTGTGCGTAGGGGCTCCTTCAACTTTACTTCCTGGATCTCTCGTTATTCCACCGCCGGTGTGATCAATTTTTCCAATAAGTGGATTATCGGGTGAAAGAATTTCAGGATTAACTTTTGCTGCTTGTTTAAAATTGTAATCATCAATTTCTTTTTGTAAATCTATAGCAGCTTGTTCATCTTTTTCTTGTTTAAAATTATACATTTTCGATGCTTCTATAAATTGTTTAGCTTTAAAACCGCCAATTACATTTCCTTCCTCATCAACAACTTCACCATTTTCATTCATTGAAAAACCTTGACCACCATCAGCAACACTTTTTGATAAGTTATCATATATTTCTTTTTGCCCTTCAAAGTATCCTTTAGCTCCAAAGTTTTTACCTGTTATAGTTTTAACTCCACTAGAACCTTCAAATAAAAGTCCTGAACCTGCCAATTCATCGTAAGCTTTTTTATCAATAGCATCCAAACCACCCATTGCATATCTGCCTTTGTTTACATCATCAGCTGTAAGGGGTCCTTCTGGATTCATTCTATTTTCTATAAAATTTAATGCAAAGTTTCCGCCAGGAATAAAACCTGCAGCGACTCTCGCCCATCCTGGGAATTCTTTTTTAGGTGTCAATGAGTAGTCTCTATAAAATTGTCCTGAATCATCATATTCAAAATGTCTACCCGGTCCACTCTGCTGTATGTCTCCTGGAAGACCTCTTTGATAATTTGCAGAACCATAGTAACCTGATTGTCCCCTATAATCTGTTGGGTCTTTTAAAGTAGTGCCAAAATCAGTGTCAACATCCGCACTTCTAATAGGTTTACCACCCCACAACACAGAAGGATCTCCTGGTTTAATTGCAGTGCCATAACCAAAAGCATTTCCACTAGCATTAAAAGCGCCCCCACTATTAGTGAAAGCATTAGTATTAGTTATTCCATAAGATTGTGGTTGTGATGATTCATAAGAAAGATTCTTTTTTTCGTAAGGATTTAATCTAAATTGTTCCATAGGAACATAATGGTCTCCCCCTTGATAGATTGATTTATCAACACCTGTATAAAAAGTAGCCATTATCTTCTTCCTCCTGGATGTATATCCAATCTAAATGTACCTAGTTTCCAATCTTGTGAGGTACTTGTATTTGCAACTTTAATAGCAATTGATCTTGCTCGTAATCTTGTATCTTTTTTAGTAGTAGTTGAATCAACACTAAAGTTTGTAGTAGTACCTGAACTATTTGGATAATTTTTAGTTACAAAACTAACTTGTGTGTTTCCTGTTTGTGAAATAAAATCCGGTAAAAATCTACTTATTCTCATAATGAATTCTCCGTCTCCTCTAAGGTCGGGCATACCTACAGTACTTCCTGTAGTACTTTTTTTCTGAGTAATATCAAAATCACCAGATGTGATAGATCCTAAAACTGCTGTTATTATTCCCCCGGCAGTAATTTGATCGGTCCCTGTTTCGTGCTCATAGTATATAGTACTTCCGTCCGTATTACCAGTAACATCGAATGATGCATCATCACTTTCATTATAATATGTGGCATGAGGCTTAGCAAATACTGATGAATCTACCCAAGCTGTTCTTGCTAAAGTACCTGTAGTCCAAATAGGACGTTTAATAGTAGAGTCTAAATAGTTATATGTAACAACTCTATTTACTACATCTGATGCGGATGTACAATAAAACCAACTTATTTCACCAAATAGATTATTTAAACCAGCATTAACTAAGTCTCTAGCAGTTGAGTTAAGGTCATCATAAACGGCGTCTTCTACTAAACACGGTAATGATTTTAACTGACCATCGTATGCAAAGAATCCATTCTCAGACATCCAGTATGCCGTACCATCAACCTCAATATTAGAATTCTTTCCTAATAATCCACAGTTAGTTCCTACCTGCTCAAATGAGAAGGTAAAAGGTTGACCCACGAACTTCATCAGGAATAATGCTGTATCTGTCCATACATAAATAGCATCCCTACCTTTGATAGCTCCCATAATTTTAGAGCCATCAGCAAGTCTTTGTGTGCCGGCGGTATTCGTTGCTTTAACAGTGTAAGAATCCGATTCATCAATACTTTCTTGAGAAGAGAATCTTATAAACATATCATCTTGTGTTGATGTAGTTCCAATTGTAGTTTCTGTTCCAAAAAATACTAAGTGTCTATCGGGTGTAGATACCAATACATGACGTGATGCTGTCGGTGCATTTGCTAATAAAGTGGCCCTGGTATTTGTTGCACTACTTGCTGCCGCATCCCATTCAAAGCATTTACCATTATAAATAAGTGCAATTAATTTTGTTCCATAGTTATCTAATACCCACATTCCAGGATCAATTGTAAAGTCAGCAGAAGATGGATCACCCCATGCAACATATCCTGATATATTGGTTACAGTATCACCACTACTATGGCCCGCTTTAGTTGTACCATTAACTTCTCTGGCACCTCCACTTAAAATATTCGTTGTCGTATTATTATTTGTATAACTTATATCTTCTGTTCCAATTCTTATTTCCCCAGATGCAGGAAAAGCAGCAGAATTAGTTAAAGGAATATCTGTTACAGTGTCATTAATAGTAGAAGCTAATGTATTTGTAGAAGCTCCAAGAGCAAGACCGCCCCATAATGCTGTCCCCCAACCATAACCCCCTAATTGTAAAGCTGGTCCTACGTTATAATAACAAAGAATTGATGTTGATCCAGCATTAGTCATGGGACTACTGCCTTCAGCTGAGGCCATTGTAATTGTAAAAGTTGTAGTAGTTGGTATTGAAGTTACCATGAATTTTTCATCTTCAAATGTAGCATTGCTGTAAGCTGATGTTCCCGGTATACTACTTACACTGTCAAACATAACTATATCATTGGCTACTAATCCATGAGCCCCGGTACATGTAATTGTAACAGTTGTTGAACTATTACTACTTGTAAAATCAGCGCCTGTTAACGTGGCTCTAATAGGGTGAATATCATAATAAACATCCCCTGAGTATACGTATAAAATTCTATTTGTTCCTATGGCTGCATATTTAATACCAGCATTATCGTCCCAATGATGGACCGCTCTACACGCTCCTGTAAGTTTAGATTGTCCTAGTTGTTGCCAGCCACCTATTTTTTCTGGACTACCATATCTAAATCTTACATTATCACCATCAAACCATTGCCCTTCAGCTCCGGTCTCTGTAACTTGTTTATTAAATCCTGGTAGAAAGCCTAATTTTTGTAACATATATAAACCTGTTTATTAGGTGTTATAGCAGATTAATGGGGATTTCAATAGATTATTAAGGAAGGGGAAACTGTGGTGGCATTTTCCCCCACCAAGCTTATTATATAAACTATTTTTTAGGTAATGTAAAGCCTTTATACCAAGCAGGTAATCCTATGAAAGGTCTTTTATCAAACGCATTTTCTTTAGCATTTTTTGATCCTACTTTATTATAATGTAAAAATACTTGCGCGCAATCTTTGCCTGTAAATTCTTCTCGCCAATGCTCTAAATCACAACCAGAATATATAAGCATATCTCCTGGTTCTAAATCTACTTTAATTCCAGCCTGACCCTTTTTACCTGTAGGGTCTAAATAAATAGGCCATTCATCGCCCCCTAGATTTAAGGTAGTAGATATTTCACATGAGTATCTATCTTTATGTCTGGTTAAAACATCTCCTTTTTTATAAATTCTGGCATAAGAATAAGTCTCGCTCAATTTTAATTTTGTATGTTTTTCCATTATAGGTTTTACTTTTTGTAATAGAGTTTCCATTACAAGATCAGCATAATGTGAATAAGTATTAGGAACTTGTGCATCATTCCACCTACCAAAATATTCTGTAAAAGGAGAAATAAAGTTAGTATCTATTAAAAATTTTGCTACCTTTCTTTTATTTAAAAAATATGCATAACAAAAATCTGCTAACTCTCTACTTATAACTCCTTTTAAAACTGTATATTTATTTTTTTTGAACGACATTTAATACTCCTCTTGGTATAGCTTGACAATTAAAATGTATAAACCTAAATGGTTCATACCCCATATCTACCACATACTGATGTGGCATGTAAGAAGGAAAGAATATTATTCTTCCAGGTTTTACTTGGTAGTTTACTTGATGACTTGCATAAGTAATTTTAGATGGATCTTTCTGGGGTAAAAGATTCATTATATTACCTGGTCTTGGATCTTCAAAAACAGGTAAGGATGTTTTTTCACTAGCTTTTAAAAAATAAAAACCAGATATATGACCATTCCAATGTGTGTGTAATGTATGGTGTCCACCACCTCGTTTAGCAAATTCTTGTACCCACATTTCTGTAGTAAATATTTGATAGTTTGTTAAATCAAAACCCATTTCTAACAATAAGTTATTTGATGTTGCACCTATATAATTTTGTAATTGTAAAAAATTAGGATCGCCAATTAATGTTGTTGAGTGAAATACATTACCCATATCTCCTTTGTCACCAAACTTTTTATTCCTTTTATCTATCTGAGGTTTTAATGTTTTTTTAGACTCTTCAATATATTTATCTGACGCTTTATTTAAATCATCAACAAAAGCTGGTTCATCACCAAACCAGATAGGGCATGGAAAATATTCTTCTCTTGATAATTGTTTAGGGTATCCTTTTGCACTTCCACACGATACTTCATCTAATTTTTTTCTTATATTTTGTTTTCTAGCTTTAGCTTTTTTCTTTTTCATATTTCTCCTTTATTTAAACGGCCATCCTAAATTCCATATTACTAAACTATGTCTTGATCCTTTTTTAACTGGACATACTCTATGCCACACAAAGCCAGGAAACACTACTAAAGATCCTTTAGGTAATATTTCTGTACACTTTCTAATGTTAGGTTTTTTATCAGGATCCAGGTTTCTAAAATCAAATTCTAGTTCACCACCTTTATAATCTTTAGGATCGGATAAAGTAACTGTAACAGATAGTTTTCTTACTTTGCCATGCGATGGAGTATTAGGTGCATTATAGGGTTGGTCCCAACCATCACAATGCCAACCATAGTATTGACCTTTATCATATTTTGTAAATTGACAATTTTCAGAATAATCCCATTGAAAGTTCCACCCAGCATTAGCATTTGCTTGATGCACATAAGGTTGAATTTCTTTATATATCCAAAGATCATCCATCCACACTATATTAGAATCTCTTTTCTTTTTTAAATCTTTAATTTGTTTTTGATTTAATTTTTTTGGATCTCCAAAACCTCCTGTAATTCCCATTTGATCTTGTAAAGATTTGCCGTACTTTACAATGTCATCACAGATACGTTCTGGAATTGCTGATTTAAACCACCAATAATAATTTGTAAGATTCATATATCTTTATAAAAGAATTTATACCTTTTTTAAAGATAAAGTAAAGGAGTATAAAAAGATTTGATCTAGATCAATTATTAGAATGTTACAGTATTAGTACCT